ATGCTGTCGGATGCAGCTTGCCGCAAGGCGAAGCCGAGAGAGGTAGACTATCGCCTGGCGGACGAGAAGGGCCTCTACTTGCTGGTGATGAGGTCCGGCCATCGCTCTTGGCGGATGGGCTACTGGTTCGCCACGAAGAAGAAGCGACTCGTTCTCGGCGCCTACCCCGACATGTCGCTGGCCGATGCCCGCGCGGCGCGGGACGAGGCGAGGCAGTTGCTGGTGCAGGGCGTGGATCCCGCGCTTCGCAAGATGCAGCTCGCAGCGTCCAGGCTGGCGGACAGCCAAGCGACGTTCAAGGTCGTTGCGGAGCGATTCCTGGCCGAGCGCAAGCTTGGTTGGTCAAAGACCTATGCGCGTGGGGTGGAGAGCGCCTTCCGCACGCATCTCTATCCACAATGGGGCGCGCTGCCCTTTTCAGCGATAACGCGGCCAATGATTGCCGAACGGTTGCGCGCGATCGAGGCGCTTGGGGTGCTGGAGACTGCTTCGCGCACGCGGCAGAAGGTCAACGAGCTGCGCGAATGGGCGCTGGATCTGGGCTACGAGGTGCACAGTCCGGGCAAGGTCAACGCCGGTCTGCGCACGGCGGTCTCCTTCAAGCGCCCGGCTATAACGGACCTGACGCGCCTTCGCGACATGCTCCGGACGATCGAGGAAGCCCCGGCTCATCCCGTTACGCGGATCTGTTCTCGTTTCATGGCCTTGACCGCGATGCGCCCGGGCACGGTGCAGCAGATGCCTTGGGGCGAACTCATGGATCTGGACGGGGGCGATCCGCTGTGGCTCATCCCTGCGGCGCGCATGAAGCTGAGCAAGGCGCGCAAGGCGATGCAGGAATTCGACCATGTGGTCCCGCTCGCCCGTCAGAGCGTCGAGCTTCTAAACGTGGTGCGCTCGATCAGCGGCGCCTCCGCCTTCGTCTTTCCGAGCACCAAGACATTGCGCCGGCCGATCAGCGATTCGACGATCTCGAAGCTATATCGGGACAATGGGTTTCGCGACGTGCATGTGCCGCACGGGTGGAGAGCGTCGTTCTCTACCGTGATGAACGAGCGAGCCATGAAGGCCAAAAGCCCCGGCGACCGCGTCGTTATCGATCTAATGCTGGCGCATATTCAGGAGGGAATCGAGCCGATCTACAATCGCTCTGCCTATATGGAGCGACGGCGCGAATTGGCGCAGGAATGGGCCGACCTGCTGTTGGAGGACATGCCGCCGGCGGCCGCACTGTTGGACGGCCCTCGCAGCTGACGGTGGAGGCGCGGGCATGACCGCGCGTTCCTTCGGCGATATCGCTGGATCCTTCGTCCAGTAGCGCGATCCGAGCCGCGAAAAGCTGCCCAGACGCAATAGCTATGACGTGGACGATCCCCGTGCCAAGGTCTTCCGGCAAATCCTTGACGGCAGCAAGGCGCAGGGCTGGGCGTTTGTAGGCGCTTTGCGCGAGGCGGTGGAAGCCCTGGTCGAGCAGCACCGTGCTGAGAAGTATCAGGGCACCCCTTCCGCACCGCGTCTCCAGCGCGTGGACGGATACGTCCTCAAGGGGATGCTGAAGTGCTTGGACTTCAAGACCGGCGAGCTTTACCCCTCCTATGAGACGATCGCCCGCAAGGCCGCTGTCTCGCGCAGTGCCGTGGTGGAATCCATCAAGCGGCTCAAGGCGTATGGCGTCCTTGATTGGGTGCGCCGTACCGTGGTTGCGGAGACGGTGGGCGAGGCCGGGCCCCAGCGCGAGCAGACCTCGAACGCCTATCACTTCGATAGCCATCGCTACATGGAAAAGCGCGTCCGCCAGACCTTCCTGAAGGCCCTCGCCCGCAATCTGAAGAAGCTGGGGGGCTTAGTGGTGGCAAAGATCGCGGCACCACCGCCCAAGCCTAAGCCATCCGATCCTGCCCTCGAAGCGTCCCTCGCCCGACTGGAGGCCGCCCTCAACAGTGGGGCCGAGAGAGGAAGTAGCGCGAGTCCAGAAAACGGTCTCTATCCGCAGGTAGGGATAACAATGGGAAAGGTCTCGCTTCGCGAGGCGTAGAGATAGCGGAACCCCGACCCCATGAAGCCCACGAAGGCAAGAGAGCCCTGCGGACGCGCCGCAGGGGGCGGGCAGGCTTTGGCCTGCCCGGGGGTATCCAGGGGGATACCCGGCAAGATCCGTGCCCAGATTTCGCGTGGCGCTGGGGGCACGAGGAGAGGCGTATTGGTGCGTCGTTGTGCGTCATCGCCATCGGCCGGGCGAGACTGTCCAAGGGCGCGGCAATCCTCGGCGCGTCGTAATCGGGCCAATGCGTCATTTCCCATAAAGGAAGCGCGCAGGCGAGGGGGGGAGCCAAGCGCGGCGCGCGCGCTCAAAGGCGAGGGAATTGGCGCGGACGTTGCTGCGCGGCCCGCCCGGTAGAGGTCATGCGGCGATGGCTGGCGGGATGGTATCGGGTCTGGCGCGCTCCGCTAAGGGACTCGGGGCAACCTCGTGTGTCCCACCAACCACCAAATGCGGGGAACGGTCGCCTTGCGAGACCGTTGACAGTGGGATCAAGCTTTGACGCAACACGAACTTGACAAATCGCCGGGATTAGAAAAAACCCCGGCGACCCGTGATTAGTGTCAAGAAGGGTCAGTCTTTCGGGCCCTTCTTGCCCGTATGATACGTCTCTTTGACGGTGGTGCTCGGACGGCGCTCAGTTTCCTTGACCGGGACAAACTCGCCTGTCCGTGCATCACGCCCGCGTTCATGCGTAGCCAATAATCTCACCCCCTTTCTCGGTTGCCTGCAGGGCAGGTAGTTAGAAGGGGAAAGAGCCCTGTGCGGGTTTTGCGTCGGGATAATACTTCCCGCGCATAACTTCCGACACACGTCCCTGATTGATCCCGCAGAGCGCTGCGGCCTGGTGTTGGAAAAGGCCCCGTTCCTTGACAAGGAACCGGATATGAGCCGCCATTTCTGCTGAGATATGGGGAGAAGCTTTGCGTTCCATGCATTTGCACCTTTGTCAAATGCGACGAAACCGGGTTGACTTTTGCTATCCGGAATGCCAGATTTCCGGGGCTTTCAGCACAAAATCCGCCGCGGTTTCATCGCGGTTTCGAAGGCTCGGAGTGTTGCTGCACTCCGAGCCTTTATTCTTATGGTACTGTTTCCAATTAAACACAAGGGGAAAGCCCTGGGAGGACTTCTAAGGCCCTTCAGGGGGCTTTTGATGCCTGGACATACAAAGGGCCGACATTTGCCCTGTACGGGCCTCCTGGGGGCGATTTGGGGCACTCGGCCCATGGGATCAGCGTATAAGGATTGCTTTATATGCTAATCTCCGCGAACACTTCCAGAACATTGCAACGCATTGCTACTCAGGTTCGCTGCGCGCCGTTTGCTCGAAAGGCTCGAACGCCACCGCTTCCGCCCCGATCCAGTCGTTGACTTCCAGGAAGCGGGTTTGCAGCGGCTCAATTTCGTTTCGGTAGAAGATCTCGGCCGCCTTGCCGACGTCGCCGAAGCCGCCGTTATTCTGGGGCACCACGCCTAGCAGCTGAGGCGGAACGCGGTGAGCGGCAAGGATATCGTCGCGCGTCGCATTTTTGATGTTCAGGAAATCGTCTTTCGCCGCGACCTCGCTGATCGGGATGATCTGCACGCCGTCTTTCTTCCCGTTGGGCGCATGGATGAAGAGGTTCTTGAAGTTGCCGACGCCCCGCGCCGATCGCAGCGATTCCCGAACAGCCTCAACGTCGTTCGGGTCGAGCGTAGGCTCGTTGAGATAGAAGACGAACCCGGCGTGCGCGCCGTTGAGATAATAGCGGCGGCGAAACAGCGTTGCTGCCTCGTTGAGGAAGCCCGATTGCAGCGCCGAGAGATATTCCGGCAAGCCATAGATTTCCTGCGCCACATCGGTCTCGGCAAGCTGGAAGATGCTGCCGGGCGCGAACTCGTGCACCTGACCCCACGCGCCCCATGTGCCCTTGGGGAGGAAGAAGAACTGGCCCGGCTTGATCCCGCGCCGCGTGTTGATCGAGAGCGCGTGCTTGAGCGCCATCGGCCGGCCGGCGATGTTCTGCACCTCCTCCAGATAGGAGTTTCCCATGACGATATAGTCCATGGCGAACTTGCTGAAATCGGCGCGGCTCAGCAGGGCTGACGGCTTGAAGGAGCGCATAAGCAGATTGCGCTTGACCATGATCGCGCTCGAATGGTGCGGCGAGACGCGCAGGATCCGCGCGAGCGCGCGCAATGGAACGGGCGGTTCGTACCATCGCCCGTTGCTCCTGCTCTCGACGTAATCCAGCAGCTCGCGCCGATCGAGCACCGCCTCTGCATCGCCGAAAGCGAACATGCTCACTCCACCGGCCGTCTGCACGATGTCCGTGTCGCTCATTAGAGAACCTCCATCTTGGATTGGCTGTGCGGCGAAACGCCGTCCATCGGCTCGCAGGAAAGGGCGTGCAGCAGCGCCCAGGCGAGATCGCCATGCCCGGTCGCCTCACTGCGCCGCGCCACATAGGTGAGTTGTTTCTGGCCTTTGGTGAGCTGGGGATGGATCGACATCAGCGCCGCCGCCATGTCCGACCATCCGGCGTCGAACTCGATGCGGCGGTTGCCGAAGACGTTCTTGCCCTTGAGCACCATCATGCTCTTGGTCAGCGGCGAATAGTCGATGCGGCGCGCGCGGGCGAAGAACTTGACCACGAGCTGATGCACGGCCACGCCCATGCCGGTGCCGTCGATCGCGATTTCCGTCACATGATATCGGCGGGTGAGTTTCTTGATCTCGGCCGCCTGCGCCTCGAAATCCTTGCCGCGCCACTGGAGCTTTTCGAGCACGCGGAACTTGCCCTTCGGCCCGGCCGGCGGCGCCACCACGACACAGGCCGCCGTATCGCCGTCCTCGCTCTCGGCCGGATCGTAGCCGATCCACACCTCGCCCTGGCCGAAGGGCATGAGGGCATAGGGCTGGAAGTCCTTCCAGGTGTCCCAGCTATCGACCATGCAGGGGCGCAGCAGGGACAGAGGGAAGCTGGACTGGCTGTCATCGACGAACTCGCAACCGAACAGGTTGGCGAATTCCTCGACGGAATATTGGAACTCCAGCTCCTCGCGGTCGATCAGGTCGAAGCCGCCGGCGATGGCATCGTCCAGCGTGACGATATGGCGCCAGATGCGGTCTGCGCCGTCCATGCCGAGAGCGAGCGCGCTGTGGCTGATGTCGATCTTGATCTGGGCCGCGCGGTCGCGCTTGCGATTGAAGCGCTCGCCCGTCCACATGGGATAGGCCTCGTGCGCCACGGTCGACGGCGTTGAGAAATAGGTGACGTGGTAGCGCTTGTGCGTTGCGATCGCGCTGGCCACTTTCGAGATCTGCTCGAACCCGTAGATCCAGAAGCACTCATCGATGTAGACGTCGCCGTGATAGCCCTGCGCGGTCCGGAAGTTGGTGCCGAGGAAGTAGAAGGTGACCGGGCTCGCTGGCTGATCTTCCTCCTCCCAGCCCCGATGGATGACCATCGGATCGCCCTTGAGCTGCTTGCCGGTGACCTCGAAAACGAACTCGACGATATACTGCCGGAAGATGTTGGCCTGGGCGCGGCTCGCCGAGATGAAGATCTGGTTGTTGCCGGTCTCCAGCGCCCGGATCAGCGCCTCGCGCGCGAAGTAGAATGTGGCGCCGATCTGGCGGCTCTTGAGCAGGAACCGCGTGCGCTTGCTGATATTGGCCCACCAGGTTTCCTGATGGGCAAACAGGCCGTCGAGAAACGCGGCTTTGAGCTTGTCGTAATCCTCGCGCGTGAGGGTATTGCCGGGCTCGCGCCCCTTTTTCGGGCCGGAATTGCGGTTCGCCACCTTGGCGTTGAGGTCGCCCTCGTGGCCGCCCGGCTCGCCATAGCGCCGCACCCGCGCCATCCGCTCGATCTGACGGCCGAGCAGATCGATTTCCTTGAAGTCTCCCCCCGTCTTGGCTTCCTTGAGGATCAGCTGGTTGAGCCGGAACTGGAGTGTGTCCTCAACCTGGCGGATGACCGGATCGTTCGCCCACTTATCCCGGTCCTTCCAGCTCTGCACAGTGGTGCGCTTGAGCTGCAGCTCCTCGGAGATCTGCCGCACGCTGTACCCGCGCCAGTAGAGGCTCCGCGCTACGCGGCGCGCGTCGAAAGGCGTGGGCGGCAAGACCATGGCGCCGTGAAGATGCGCCAGCGGCACGCGCGCCGCGCCAGCGCCGACTTGTGAAGTGCGCCATCACAAGCGCGCGCGGTTGTTCTTAGGGGGCGATCGCGGTCGAGTGCGGTGTCTGATCAAGCCGCCGCTAGGAGCCCCGAAAATGGCGAAAACCAAGTTTTTCCGTGTCGCAGTCGAAGGTGAGACCGTCGACGGACGCCAGATCACCAAGGACATGATCCAGCAGGCGGCCGAGACCTACGACCCGCAGGTCTACACAGCGCGGATCAACTGCGAGCATCTGCGCGGCTATTCGCCCGAGCCGCCTTTCAATTCGTGGGGCTCGGTGTCTGCGCTCAAGGCCGAGCAGATTGAGCTGACCGTCGCCGGCAAGAAGGAAAAGCTCTGGGCGCTGTTCGCGCAGCTCGACGTCAACGACCAGGCGAAGGCCTACAACGACGCCGATCAGAAGATCTTCTCGTCGATCGAGCTGCAGACCAATTTCCGCCGCTCGAACAAGGCCTATCTGGTCGGTTTCGCTGTCACGGACAGCCCGGCGTCGATCGGCACCGAGGTGCTGAAATTCAGCCGCGATGACGCCCGCAAGGGCAACGTGCTCTACATCGCTTCGGATCCGATCTCGATCGAGCTGGAAGAAGCTGGCGAGAATGCGGCCGATGTCGTCACGGGCGCTTTCAGCGCCATGAAATCGTTCTTCTCCGGCCTCAGCAAGGCACCGGAGCCGGCAGCGCCCGTTACGCCGGTCGTCACCACGCCGGCGCCGCAGGGCGATGCGGCGCAGTTCTCCGCCTTCCTGCAGCAGTTCGGCGCGCAGATGGAGACGATGGGCGCGAAGATTTCCGAAGGCTTTTCGGCGGTCCAGGCGGACGTCCGCGCGCTTCGCGCCGATCATGACAAGCTCAAGGCCGAGATCGAGAAGACGCCGCAGCGCGGCTATTCGGCTCGGCCGCTGTCGGCCGGCGGCGACGGCGCCCTGCGCGCCGAGTGCTGAGCCCGAGCACCCACCAATCCGCCCCCGCCCACATCTGACCGGAGCCCATCATGCGTAACGAAACCCGCGAGCGCTTCAACGCCTTCCGCGAGAACATCGCCACTCTCAACGGCGTGGCCGACGCCAGCACCAAGTTCAGCGTCGATCCCTCCATCCAGCAGAAGCTGGTCGACAAGAAGCAGGAATCGAGCGCGTTCCTCGCTAAGGTCAATATCGTGCCCGTGGTGGAAATGAAGGGCGATGTGCTCGGCCTGGGCGCGCCCGGTCCCAACAGCTCGCGTACCGATACCTCGGGCGCCGGCCGCCGGCAGACGCGCCAGCTCACCGGGCTCGACAAGTTCGGCTATGAGTGCTCGCAGACTAACTACGACACGCATATCCGCTACGCGCTGCTCGACATGTGGGCGAAATTTCCGGACTTCGAGGTCAGGATCCAGAACCAGATCGTTCGGGGCCAGGCGCTCGACAATATCCGCATTGGCTTCAACGGCGTCATGGTCGCTGCGAACACCGACCTTGAGGACTACCCCAATCTCGAGGACGTGAACGTCGGTTGGCTGGAGAAAATGCGCCTTCAGCGGCCCACGCACGTCATGAAAGAGGGGGCAGTGGAGGACAAGGTGACTTACGGCGCCGCCGGCGCGGACTATGCCACGCTCGATTCCCTCGTCTATGACGCCGTGAACCAGATGCTGCCCAGCTGGGCGGCCGAGGACACCGAGCTTGTGGCGATCTGCTCGCGCGATCTGCTGCATGACAAGTATTTCCCGCTGATCGATCAGGCGATCGACCCGAGCGAGCAGATCGCGCGTGACGTCATCATGTCGACCAAGCGCCTGGGCGGGCTTCCGGCGGCGCGCGTGCCGTTCTTCCCGGCCGGCACCATCTTCGTGACGCGCTTCGACAACCTCTCGATCTACGAGCAGGAGGGCAAGCGGCGCCGTCATATCAAGGATGCGCCGGAAGCCGACCGCATCGAGGACTATCAGTCCTCGAACGACAGCTATGTCATCGAAGACCACGACTATGCGTGCCTCATCGAGAACATCCAGCCCTATGTCGCCCCGGCAGATCCCGAGGTCTGAGGAATAAACCCCGAGGAGCGGGGGAGGGACAGCGTACCGCGCAATCGGCCCGTTGACCGGGGAATCCCGGTCTAACCTCCCCATTTTTCAGAAGGAACGATCCGCATGCTTAGCCCCGCCGCCCGCAATCGACAGAAAGTCCTGGCCGCTCTCGCTGCCGCCAATGCCGCGTCTGGAACGCCGGCGGGCAAGGCCGCTGCTCGCCCGGAGACCGGGCCGGAAGCATCGGCCTATGAACTGCTGCTCGCCGCGCTGGGCGCCGATCTCGCGCGGCTGAAGGAAATCCAGTCGATCGAGGCCAAGATCGCGCTCAAGGCCCAGCTGGTGGCCGCCTATGATCATCATGTCGATGCCACCCTGGCCGCTTCGGCACGTCACGGCGCCGCCGTGGAAGACGAGATCGTCGCCACCATGCTCCTCTGGCGCCTGGACATCGGCGATTATGAGCGCGCGCTGGATCTGGCCGCGCATGTGCTGCGCTTCGGCCTGGCGATGCCGCGCCACATGCAGCGCAAGGCGCCCGTGGTGGTCGCCGAGGAAGTGGCGGAAGCGGCGCTCAAGGCGGATAAGACCGATCAAACCTTCGATCTCGACGTGCTGGACCGGACGATCGCGCTGACCGCGGATCATGACATGCCCGATCAGGTGCGGGCGAAGCTCTACAAGGCGCGCGGGAGGATCCTCATCCGGACTGCCACTGAGGCGAGCCAGAGCGAAAGCGCGCCCGCCGGCGCTGTCGCGGCCGCCCGGGCGGGCGCCCTGCAGGCGCTGCAACGCGCCTATGAGCTGGATCGCAAATGCGGTGTCCAGAAGGATATTGAGCGGCTGCAGACCAAGGTCTCGGCCGCCCAGGAATGAGCTTGCGCCCCCGGCGCCCGGGGGCGGTGAGGAGTAGGGCGAGGCGCATCGCGTCATAGCCCACACTCCGATCCCCACCCCCGGCATCCCTGTGGAGACCTCATGACCGGCTTCATCGCTTCCCCCCAGCCTCCCGCAAGCCCGCCGGAATCGCAGATCGACGCGGGCGGCTTCTGGCCGGCGCTCGACATCAATCATTTCCGCGATTCGATGCGGATCGGGAACCAGTCTATTCCCGATCCGCGCGTGCGCGAGGCAGTGATGGGCGCGATCGTCGTTGCCGACGACAACCTGTCCACCTGGCGGGCGCAGCACGAAGCGGCCGGTATCGATGCCCTCAAGGATGTCCCGTCGCGCGGACTTAACGAAGGCGAGACCTATCTGACGCTGCTCTGGCGCCGTGCGGTCTATGCCTTTGCGGCGGCCGACCTGATCGAGACCCATCGCGACGTGGCGGCAACACCGCTCGGCGTGAAGCAAGCCGACCAGCAGTCCCTGACGCCCGACGATCACCGGCGCAATGCGATCCACGCCATCCGCACCATCCGGGGCGAGCGCCGCACATCAGTGGAGCTGATCTAGATGGCGACCTTGGACGCGAAAGCGCTCCAGGGCGAAACGCTCGATGCGCTCGTCTGGCGCGTGCTGGGCGCGGGATCCGGCGTGGTCGAGCAGGTCTATGCGCTCAACCGCGATCTCGCCGCGCTCGGCCCGATCCTGCCCGAGGGCACGCCGGTCGTTCTGCCCGTCCTCGTTGCCGAGACGGTGCAGCAGCGCGACATCATCCAGTTATGGGAGTGACCCCATGTCCAAGGCCGACCAGCTGCGCGACTATCTCGTAACGGCCTTTCCGGAGCTGGCGCGCAACCCGGAAAATCTGCTCATCTACATGACCGGCGGCAAGCTGGTGTCGCGCTATCCGTCCAACGCGGCCGAGAACCTCGGCTTCGAATATCGCGCCCAGCTTCAGCTCGACGTGCTGGGCTTCTCCGCCGAGCCGGCCGCCTTCTTCTTGCCGCTGCTGCTCTGGCTGCGCGAGCACGAACCTGCCGCGCTGCAGAATTTCGAGACGGCCGAGAACCAGCTCCGTTTCGAGCTGGACATTGTCGACGGCGGGACAGTGGACATCTCCATGACGCTGCCGATGAGCGAGGCGGTGGATGTGCTGAAGCAACCGGACGGCAGCTATCGCATGAGCCTGCGCGAAGAGCCGCCCGTGCTGGACGATGAGCGGCCGGCCGATCCGATCGTGCTTCTCAAGCGCATCCTGCACGGCGATGAATTGCTGGTCGGCACATGAGCGACATCGGCGCGCACGATCTCGCCGAGCTGGAGCGCTTCGCCGGCTCCATCCTCAAATCAATGAAGCCGGCCGAGCGCCGGGCCCTGTTCCGGAAAATGGCCCGGCGGCTCCAGAAGAGCCAGCAGCAGCGCATCGCCCGCCAGCAAAATCCGGACGGTTCGCGGTTCGCGCCGCGCAAGCGGCCCAAGGAACCCGTGCCGGGCGCCTATGCTGTCAAGTTCCTTTATCCGTCAGGCGGCGCCGGCGCGCCGCGCCCGGTGATGATGCACAGCTGGGTGCGGCAGGGGCCGCTGCTCACGGGCTACGACGTTCGGGCCGGCGGGCTGCGCTCGTTCGAATGGCGCAAGGTGATCCGCTGGCTTCCGGTGGAGCCGGAGGAGCAGAATGTGGGCGCCGGCAAGCTGCGCCGGCCCTCCATCCGCCAGCGCGCCATGTTCCGTAAGATCCGACGCGCTGGTGTCATGCGCGCGGGCGGGAGCGACCAGGAGGCCTGGGTGGCGTTCGCGGGCCGAGTGGCGGCCGTCGCGCGGATCCACCAACTGGGCCTCTTCGACAAGCCGTCCCGAAATTCGCCCGAGGTCCGCTACGCGATGCGCGAGCTGCTGGGATTTTCTGCTGGCGATCGCGCCGAGCTGGTCGATGCGGTCATCGACCATGTGATGGATGCTGCTGAGCCCGCATAGGTGCCGACCGAACGGCTTCGCCCAGGTTTGAACGGGATGGTCGCGCGCATTTGTGTTTGACAGGCTGCCCGACATGTCGTAAATATACGACATGGACAGCGGCGATGGGCCGGGTCCGAAACGGCAAGGAGGCCGACATGGCGAACAATCTGCGTGTCCTAACCGGCAATTGGTATGATGAGGATGGTTTCCTGATCGAGCAAAGCGTCAGGTTCCTCGTTTTCCCCATGGCCGGCGGGAAGTTTGAGGATGATATGCACCTCGTCTGGACCCCCGACGATGAGGGCAACCTGGTCTCCGACCAGTGCGTGGCGTATTTTTTGCCCGACGAGGGCGAACTGGCCCGCGTCGGCTTGGCACAAGTCGGTCATGACTGAACCTGATATTCGCGAGATCGGCGAGGCCCTCTATGGGCCTCGCTGGCAATCGGAACTCGCCCGCGACTATGGCATCAACCTCCGGACCATGCAGCGCTGGGCCTCGGGACAAGGTGATGCGCCGCCGTCGCTCTATATCGAGATCGCCGATGATCTGGATCGCCGTGCGCAGCGCCTGTCTGCCATCGCCGAAAAAATCAGGGCGCACGTCGGCACGGTCCGGTGAGGTGCGCGATCTACACGCGAAAGTCTGCGGATGAGCGCGTCGACAGTCAGCTCAGCACCATCGAAAACCAGCGAGATCTGTGCGAAAAATACATTGCCAGCCAAGCGGCCGAGGGCTGGGTTGCAATGGCCCGACACTATGATGACCTCGGCTACTCCGGCGGATCGCTCAAGCGCCCAGCCCTCCAGCAGTTGGTCGCCGATATCGAGAGCGGTTTGATCGATGTGGTCGTTGTCTACAAGATCGATCGCCTGTCGCGCTCGTTGCGGGACTTCGTCGAGCTTGTCGATCACTTCGAGCGGCGCGGGGTCTCCTTTGTCGCAATCACGCAGGCATTCGACACGTCGAGCAGCATGGGTCGGCTGAGCCTCAATATCCTGCTGTCCTTTGCCCAATTTGAGCGGGAGCTAACGGGCGAACGCTTGCGTGACTGGTATGCCGGTGCTCGGCGCCGAGGTCTTTGGACTGGCAGGGCACCATTTGGTTATGACAGTACCAGCAAGCGCCTGACCATCAATCGTGAGCAGGCGGAGGCGGTCCGTCTGGCGTTTCGGCGCTATCCCAAAGTGCGCTCCTCACGCCTGATCGCTGACCTGCTCAATGCCCGCGGATTCCTCAATCGGGAGGGCCGCCCGTGGATAGCTCAAACCGTAAACGCCATGCTTAATAATCGCCTCTATCGAGGTGACTTGGTCTACAAAGGCCAAGTCCAGATGGTAGGCGCATTCGATCCGATTGTTACAGAGGGACAGTTTCGCCGCGCGCAGGAAGCGCTGGCGGGAAGCCCCAAACGCAAAGCCGGGATCCGCGGGAGTGTCATCGGACTCTTGTCGGAGCTGCTACATGGCCATCGTGGGCGTAAGTTGATCCATATCGCTCAGCGAAGCCAAGGCCGTTGGTATTGCTATTATGTTCCAAGCACCGTGCGATATGGGGTCGAAGCTGCGCCCTATGACCGCTACCGCGCGGCTCAGTTAGAGGCGGCCGTCAGCAATTGGTACGCTATGGCCACTGGTCGCCCACTTCCTGCCGATCGCGCAGCCGCCGCTGGAACACTTAGGCGCTTGATCGAACGGGTCGACGCCGAGGAAGGTTTAATGACGATCACGCTCCGCGCGGGCGGGGCATTTCGCGTTGACCACCCAGCTCATATCGACGTCAAACTACGCCCCAAATCTGCTCCCCCCTAAACCTCCTTGCAAAAGATGTATCTCGGGAGCATGAATGTAGCTCCACGGGGGTGGTTTATATGATGGCATTGACGCGTGTACGCGGCTTTTGGTCGCGCCTGTTCGATCGCGAGCGCCGCATTGCGGAAGCCGAGGCACGATACCATTGCGGCACATGCGGTGCGCGAGGGTGGAGCAATTCCGACCATTGCGACGAGTGCCACGCGAAGTTCGAGATGGCGTCCTGGTGACGACCGTAGCCCGATGAGGTAGGATGGCCTCATGCTCAACGACTGGTCAGATCACCCACCGCCTCGAAAGCGGGGCCTCGCCGCCACAGGTGAGTTCTGGCTCGGCGTCGCCTCGACCCTGATCGGGCTGGCGCTGCTCATCGGGTTTCTGGGCTGGTTTCTTGGGTGACGCATCCCTGCGGTGCTTCGCTCGCCGCTTGAGACTCCGCCCGTCCGTCCAATGGGAAAAACCACAAGAGGAATCAGGGGCCGGCATCGGCGATCCTGCGCGAATTAAACCACGCACAGGTGACCGCAATGCCGACCGAGACGACTTCAAACACATTTGACGCCCCACTGGCCGCCGCCGGTCCCAGAGAGGACCGCGATCCCATCGATTGGACGGACGATCTTGAAATGGCAAAGCGGTCTAAGCTGAACCGCCGTTTGCGGCGTGGATGGTTTCGACCCGTTCCCCCGGATCGTAGAGCTTAACGACGGCACTTGACCCGACTCGGTCCGGCGTTGTTCCCTCTCCGTTCTTGCATGAACGGAGGTCTCCATGACCTACACTTTGGACGACTATGACCCGCCCCTGAAAGGCCATCTCGACGCGCGCCAGCTCGCGCTGTTTGCTGATAACCAAGGCATCGAGTGGGCCTTTCATTCGAAAATGAGCGGCGACAGGCTGCGCGTCTTCGTTGAACTGGACGGGCGGGTCATGGGCGAGGCCGAGAATGTTGACCATCAAACGGCGTTGGACGAGGCAATAGCGATCGCCATCGCCGCCGTATCAGGCCAGCCGCCATTGCCGCTCGGAGGCCGCCATCTGTAACCACTATCGAAACGACCCGGATCGCATCCCGAGCTGGCGCGAGTATATCGGCGTCGACCAGCGGGAAGAATGGTCCGAGACGCAGATCGATGTCTGGCCTCGCCGCCCCGGCATTGTAGCGCGGCGGGAGAACGGGCGCACGGTGCTCGATCAGATGACCTGGGGCGTACCCCGCACGATGCCCGGCAAGCGCCCTGGCTCCACAGTGACCAAGCACGTGACGAACGTGCGCAACCTCACCAGCCCCTTCTGGCGGTCCATGCTGGCCGATCCGGGACGGCGCTGCCTCGTGCCGTTCTCAGAGTTCGCCGAGCCCAAGATCGGTCAGGGCCGCGAGGAATGGTGGTTCACGGTCAATGATGCGCCGGTCTCATGCTTCGCCGGCATTTGGCGGCCGAGCAGCTCCGGCAACGTCTATGCGTTTCTCACCTGCGCGGCCAACCCGCTGGTGGCGCCGTTGCACCCAAAGGCGATGCCGGTGATCCTCCATCCCGAGGATTATGAGACATGGCTGACGGCGGACTATGCCGGGGCCTGCGCGCTCGCCCAGCCCTTTCCCAGCCAGCTTATGGCTGTGGCGTGAGCCTCGACGCATCCCGTCTCATCGATTACGCCAATAAACACGGTCGAGCATGGCGGTGGAAAATGCGCCGGCATGGCAGCAAGTGGGAGGCTCTGGCCCAGCTTGACCCGCAGGACCAGGACCGGCACCCCATTTTTTCTTCGGGGCCCGTCGACGGCGCGCAGGCTGCGCTCGACGAGGCTATTGATCTTGCGATCAGTCATGACCGATGGCGCAGGCGGCCGCAAGGATCGTCTTGGCGATACCGAGCGGTGGAGTAGACCCGCGCTTTCCGCCGCACACGGAGGCAATGACCCGGGAGATAACCACGTAAAAACGTAACCTAGTTACTCTTTTCGCTTGCACGTCGAGAGTAACTAGGTTACTTATCCTCTTGTCGGACGGAGAAGGAAGGCACCCGATCCCGCCGACAACCCAAAGGAGGAAGAGCATGATGCTCCAAATCCGGCTCAGAATTTGGAAAGTGACCTTCACGGTCTCGATCCAAGCCTAAGAGCCCTCCCGGCCCGAGCTTAGCCCCTCGGGTCGGGAGACAGGGTGAATAATAGGAGAACTCTGGTGAAAGTGCAAACAACGGAGCCCATCACCCCGGAGGAGCTGCGCGCCATCCGCAAGGGCCTGGGCTGGACGCTGGAGCGCATGGCCGCCGAGATAGGTATGTCCGAGACCTATGTCGGGCAGATGGAGCGCGGGCAAAAGCCCATCGAGAGGCGCACCGCTCTCGCCGCACGCTATCTCGCGCTCACCGGCGGCGAGTGATCGAGGGCGGGCATATCGCGCGCCCGCGGGCGTTGCTAATATTGCTGCTTGCGGCGGGGATTCCGAGGGTGGTACGTTTCGCTTGGTGATGCGGCGGCGTGGAATAGCACGCTGGCTAACACCACTTGGCGGTGAGTGCGCATCAACCGCCAGACCATCCCTCCGGGTCAACGAGGGACGCCGGCCAATCCGGCCCGCATCACCGCCTACCGCACTCATCTCTAAGCGCGCTTATCTGCCATCAATCGGGCATAGCGCGCGCCAGCGGGCATTGTGCTCGGCAACCTCGCGGACGGTGGCGGCAGTGTCGTACCGATTGCCGGGATCGTCGGCGGTTTCGTCTCCGGCCCGCGCATTGGCATAGCTCAGCGTCTTGAGCGCCGTGCAGGCGCTGTCAGCAGTTCTCGGGGGTGCGACTGTCGCGCAGGCAGTCGTCACGAGCAGGGCCGCCATTGCGGCGGACCTCATCAGCGGCGGCATCGGCTTTCTCCGTCTGTCGGATGGCTTCCTGATAATGATCGGCGCGTGCCTTCTGCTCACCGGCCTGTGTGGCGCTCTCCTGCATCGAGGACATGGCGTAGTGGGCGCAGCGGTCGAGCCCGTACACGAGCAGGAGCATGGCGGCGCCGATCGCGACGTGAGGCAGGACGCCCTTGAGCCAGAGCGGCATCAGGCCAGCCCTTGGCTATAGCTGGCCTTGCCGCCAACAAAGGTGGCGGTGAGGACGGACTTGCGGGCGCGATCGACGCGAAAGGAGACGTGCACCCATCCCCCCTCCATGATGACCTGGTCGAAGGTCAGGTTGTCACGGATCCACTTCGCCAGGCGCAGATTGTCGACGCCGGGAACGGTGATGTCGGCCGCCTCGCCTAGGCAGTGCTGCGAGCTGGCCGAGCCGCCCACCGCGCGATTGAGCGCAGCAGAGCGATAGCCGCTGCTCACCCGCACGGGCCGGCCGAAATGGGCGCGGATCGGCTCGAGCACGTGGGTACACAGCGCACGCATCGCCGCGACCGCGTCGGCCGGCGCGCGATTGTCGATGCCTTTGCACAGCGCGGTCTGCGAGAAGGTCATTTCGGCGAGTGAGAAATGGTCGGTGAGGGTCACGGCAAGCCTCTCTTGGGCACGAGCGGGCACCGGCGCGCTCGCGATTGGCGGACATCAGCCCAGCCCCGGATCCGTGCGCCGCGCATATGGCGCAGCCAGAGTGCGGCGCCGGCGAACAAAGCGCCGTGCCCGAGCGCATGCAGCAGAGGCGGTGCGGCCAAGGCGAAGGCGGCCAGGAGCCGCACACCGCCGAAGCAGAGCAGGGCGAGGCCGATCAGCCAGACCTTGAGCGCGTCGGCGCGACTCTCCGCGCAGCGCACCGGCATGACGCGGTGGAAGAGCAGCAGCGCGAGTACGAGCTGCGCGGCACCAATGAGCAGATCGAGCATCTCAATCCTCCCAGGGCAGCTTGGCTTTGGCGGGCAGCTCGCCGGCGCGTTTCTCCAGCCCCCGGCCGAATGAAGCGAAGGCGAGCATGGCGGGCCGGGAGAGCACGCCGCCGCAGCCCATGGCGAGTTGCAGCGGCCAGCGGCCCAGCATCTGGATCGCTCCGTGGGCAATGGCGATGATGAGGCCGATCACCAGCGCCACGAAGATCGTGGTCCAGAGCGAGCTTTGCTGCCCGGGCGGACTGAGGATCATGGCCGCATAGGCGCCGGCCAGGCACAGCAGAAGCCCGCCGATAAAGTCCGGCCAGGGCGCGATGATGCCCAGCGCTGCCAGGCCCGCTGCCATCGAGATCTTGATTTCCACTGGTCCCGCCTCGCGCTTGTGTTGGCGGACCGATCCTCGCGCGGGGAGCGCGGGCAGCAAACCGTTGGCGCTTGTGATGGCGCACATCACAAGCGCGGCCGGGCGTCCCGTTCCGAAATGGGGCAAGGGCGCTTCGGCCTCTTTGGTTAACTCACAGTTTATGCAATAGTCTGTGTGCTTCTATAGTGGGGACTATCGACATGATTAAAAAACTATTTGTTGCAGCATTGGCAGGGATATTCGCTGTTCCGGCCCCTGCGGCGACCTTCATCGCTGACGGCTATGTATCCGGAATCACGGATGTGAGCGGACCGAATGGGGCGGCGCTCGCCGCAGCGCTGGACGCCCCGGTGAGTTTTTCTATCCGCGCCGAATTCGATGATCCGCTCAAGCGCCTCTTTGATGGTAGCTATGAGGCCTATGGCGTGATCACCAGCATGGCCATCGGGTCGCTCGACATAGTCAGCATCGATGCGGCGCGTGTTGCCGCGACCGATCCTTGGATGAGCTTTTTCTTCTATGCGACGACTGCAGAAGGCTATCGCGTCTTCGCAGAATTCTCATTCAACCAACTCGACCAAAGCGTTTCTCCGAACGCCGGAATTCGTCTCGTTGAAAATAATTTTGGGGGTGTCAATCGAAGCGAAGCCCGCGCCCGGCCGGCGGTGTTTACGACGCTGCAGCATGATGTGATCATTCCGCCGCTCGTTCCAGAGCCTGCGAGCTGGGCGTTGATGGTTGCGGGCTTCGGCCTGGCGGGGGCGGCGCTTCGCAGCCGCGCCCGGTCCGCTCTGGCATAAATGATAGGGGGTGCCGCTCGAAGCGGCGCCCCTCACACTACGCTCAAGACACCCGCAAGGCGGTGGTTTTCGGGCCCATAGTCAAATTCGTTTTCCATCAGGGCCCAATATGGGATCTCGCCATCGCTGTTGAAGTCGGACGGGATGCCCCGGCAGCGCTCGAACCAGATATGTGCGCCGCCAACGCGATACGCGATGCCCCTGATGAAGCGCTGGTTGAGTTCGCCCATATAGGGGTGCCGGATCCAGTCCGGATAGCGATTGGCGATGTTGCCCGGCCAAGACGACGCCGGTGTAACGATGAAGTGCGGTCCAAGCTCGTAGGATTCGACCGGCACGAGGTCTGGGCTGTAGCCTTCCGATTCCGTCCACCGCCCGCACTGGTGTTTGGTCTGAACGACCTCATTGATCTTGGCATCGATGATTGGAACGGCTGCATTGCGGAAGCCCAGCATTCCCTGCTCGAATTCTTCGTCGTCCTCCGAGGCAAGAAGCGCCTGCCAAGGGTAGGAAAGGTTCCAGTTGGCGAGGGTCGGCCCCCAATAGGGCGCAATGCAGAAGCGGCCTCCCAACGGGCGCAGGGCCAGCTCATGAATGAAATCATCCATAAGAAAGAGTTGCTTGCGATCGTCGTTGAAGGGCCCCTGCTGCCATTCGATGCAGGGAATGATGCGGCTCGGGGGGAAGACAGAGTCCGCGATCGCAACAATCTCGCGCGTCCGCCGAGTGAGCTGACGGCGAATGGCGTTCCAGCTACCGGCTTCGCTAACCACCAGCTGCCACTCGGTCGGGTCGCTCTCGTCGATAATGTCACCGACATTACGGGGCTTAAGCGTTTGGTGCATCACGCTGCCGACGCCGTTCTTGTCCCAATAGATGTAGTCGCCGGCAGACAGCGGGACTTTCAGCGCACCGGTGTCGCGGTTCGTGGCCTCGCTGCGGAGGCTGCGGACGAATTCAGGAATGGGCGTGAAGGGCGAAGCGTGAAAGCCCTTGGTCACGCCTTCATAGGCAAAATCCTTGTAGATCCTGTTGCCGATGGTCTTGTTCCAGACCTCGTTCTGAACTGCGACCCGCACCTTGCTGTTGGGGTGGATGACCTGCCAAAGCTCCTCGAAAAACTGCAGGACAAAGGTATCTGACATACCGGCGAAGAGGTTGATGTGAATGTCCTGGCCGCCGTTGAGGTGGCTGATCGCGCCCCACGCCTTGGCCGAGAGCGGCCCGATGTTCTGGCCGGCGCGGTTTAGGAACGTGCGGGGATAGCTGTAGCGCTGGTTGAGGGCGTCCGCCGACATATTGCGGTAGACCTGCCACCCGCAATATTCGTAAGCATCTGTGAAATCAGGGCCGAGATAACCGGCCGTTTCGGGATCAATGTCCGCGCGATACATGGTGACATTCTTGGGCCCAACACCTTCGGGAGGGATAGGTCCGGACAGGCGCAGCCCGGTGACAGAGTCGTCTGAGCGCAGGATCTTAATTCGAGCCGTGCCGTCAGCAGGGGCTTGCAACACTTCCACAAAGGTGGAGGCGTTCCACCATGAGGCCGTCATGGTGGGGGGATATCTAACGATGTACTCATCGCCCACTTTGAGGCCGGGCTTGCAGCGGAAGAAGACCCGAGTTGCAGTGATGTCTTTGACTGGGTCGTAGGGGTAAGCGTAGACTTGGCCCTCGTCGTCCAGCCCCGCTTCCGTCGCATAAGACACGACAGAGTTAGCGTTGGTGAGCTGGTCAAAGGAGAACATCGAGGCGTCGAAAATATTGTTCTCGCGGTTGTTCGCTCCGAAGTAGTTGACGAAGGACTCGTTGATGCCCCGCTTGTAGGGGAAAATGGTCTGGTAGATCGGGATGAGGATGGTGCCGGACGCTGCCTCATTTTTGTGAACGGTATCGCGCAGCACATAGCGCACCGTCAGATCGCTCCAGGACAGGTCAAGCGGTACATCGATTGTGAAGTCCGTCCCCGCGCCCGGCGCGCCTTCAACGCTTTGCCAGTCGGCCAGGAGATGCCCCGTGCCCTCGTCGATCAGGAGCACCTCGGCATTGTTAAGGCGGTTGGCCCAAGCGACGCCCTGGAGACGGATGCCGCGCAGAGCACTTGTCTCGCCGGTCTCCTCATTGATCGTAGCCGAACCGATGATGATCGCCTGGTTGCTTGCTCCAAACCAATGATTGCCTACCCACGCAAAGCGCCCGCCTGCACCTCCGCGCGCCATCAGGCCAATCTTCTCGCCCTTCAGATCCACAATGGTCTGTGGCAGCGGCAGCCAGTAGTCGGCGGGCTCGCTTGTGCCGGTGCCGCCGACAAAAGAGTGCGGCACGTCGTTGATAGCGACCTGCATGGCCCCGAGACGCACCTTCACCGTGATCCGATCGTGCTGGCTCAGGCCGGGCGACAGTCGGAGATAGGCGCTCCCGCCCTCGGGACGGCTCATCTGCGCCTCTGCGCCGTCGATGACCCTGCGAGCCTGCAGGTCGGAGCCCACCACGTACAGGTACACGAAGTTGTTGACGTCGTGGCATGCTACGACCGGACAGGCCGCCTGTGGATTGGAGGTCGAGATTGATGTCAAAGGCACATCGATCTGGTTGATGTGATTTACGTCACCGACGTCTTGTAGAGCCACGCACCTGCCCAGATCCTGACCCGCGAGGTTGCCGGTGAGGCGCCCCCACGGGCCGGCCTCGCTGCCGTTATTCAGGATGCCGGCCGTGGTGACGAGGCCTCGCTCATCGGCGGCGATCGCTTGGCCGCCAATGTCTACCATTTCGTAGCCCAGCGCGCTGAGTTTTGTACCGGCTCCCTCCTCGGCGAACGCCACATGCGTGATAACAGACGCATCTTCGACAAGGACGATGACATTGCTGGTGGCGCCACCAGCCACCTGCCAGACAGCGCGGCCATAGACATCGGCCAGATCGCCCGGCGCCCAGCTTGCAGCGGTTGCGCCCTCGATCGCCGCGCCATCAAGATACCATTGACCCGCATCGCCCGCCTGGTTGGCGAAGACGCCGGTCTCATGTCCGATCACGGGAGTGTCCGGCTCCTCCGGCTCCTCGCCGTCCTCGGCCACTACGGGCCCTATGGCGGCGCTGGTTGCGCTCGCCGTGCCTCCCGGGCCGGTTGCCGTGACGCGGTAGGCCAGCAGGGCGCCGATATCCGCCTCGCCGACAAGATAATCGGATCCAGTTGCGCCCTCGATTGAAGCGCCGTCGCGAAGCCATTGCTGCCCCGAAACCGCGCCGGACGCGATGGTGCCGTCATGGCCGTCCAGCGTCGATCCTACCTGCGCGATACCGCTGATGCTGGGCTGTACCGTCCAGCTCGGCAGCGGCTTGGGCAGGGCGCCCATGAGCGTGAAATCCCATGTCACCCTGCAATCATCGTCGCCGGTGGCGGTGCCGCTGATCTGGCGCAGCTCGCTCTCCTCGAAGGGCACTGTCCAGGCAATGACCCCGGTGGAGGCGTTGAGCGCGAGATCCGCATGGCCCGAGGTTTTCGCGTAGACGACCGGTTGCTTGAGCCCGAAGCTGGGCAGGCGCAGCTCGCCTGCCGTCTCCGTCTGGACAGTGGCGCGCAGGTTGCGGGCGCGGATCCGGGCGGCGCGCTGGCCCGCGCCAAAGCCGCCGATCGTCATGCCGCCACCTGGACCGAGATGCGCTCGCCGGCCTGCACGAAGACGAGCGCATGCATCGTCCCGTCGAACCACATCTCGCCCGACTCATCCGCCACGGCTTCCTCGCCGATGCGCAGGCGCACGTTCGCGCCGTCGATGCTGACTTTGTAGAGCCCCGCGGCCGCCGCCGGGGGCGTGTGATGCGCCTCGCCATCATCAAGATCGAGATCGAGCGCGTCGCCGATCTGCGCGCCGACGGCGCCGATGGGCACGCCGCTGCTCAGACGCGCCCAGGCGCGAGCGTTGACGGAGTGGCGAGTGATGTAGGCCTTGGCCATGACGGGGCTCCATGCTCGGTGATTTTGGCTGAGCGTGGCGAGCACCGCGCGCGCGATCCAACGCGCGGACTTGTGAAGTGCGCCATCACAAGCGCGCGCGGATGCAAATCGCCGGGCGCGTGGCTTTGGTGGCGCCATGACCGACGCCGCCACCTTCAATGGGATCGACCTCTCGCGCCTGCCGGCGCCCGATGTGATCCAACCGATCAGCTATCAGGACATTCGCGCCGAGATGGTGGCGCGGGTGAAGAGCCTCATCCCCGAGTTTGACGACACGCTGGAGAGTGACCCGGCCGTCAAGGTGCTGGAGGTGGCGGCCTATTTCCGCATGCTCGACCGGCAGGCCGCCAATGATAGCTGCCTCGCCGTCATGCTGCCCTATGCGATGGGCGCTGATCTCGACCAGATCGGCGCGCGCTTCGGCGTCACGCGCTTCGAGCTGGCGCCGGCAGATCCGGACAGCGGCACGCCGGCAGTCATGGAGGATGACGAGGCGTTCCGCCAGCGCATCGTCCTGGCGCCCGAGGGCTATTCGGTAGCGGGGCCGGCGGGCAGCTATATCAAGCACGCGCGCGACGCGGATCCCGATGTGCTCGATGCGTCCGCCAGCTCGCCATCGCCGGCCTGTGTCACGGTCCATGTGCTCTCCCGCACCGGCGATGGCACCGCCTCGCCCGAGTTGCTCGCGACCGTTGCGGCGGCGCTCAATGCGGAGACGGTGCGGCCGGTGGGCGACCGTCTCACCGTTGAGAGCGCCGCGATTGTGCCTTACGCCATCGAGGCCGAGTTGACATTCCTGCCCGGCCCCGACGCCTCGATCGTGCTCGCCCAGGCACAGGCGCGCGCCGAAGCTTATGCGGCTGAGCAGCACCGCTTCGGCCGCGATATTACGCTCTCCGGCATCTTCGCCGCGCTGCACGTCGCCGGCGTGCACAACGTGGCTCTCGCCTTGCCCGTCGCCGACATCGTCATCGATGATGGCGAGGCGTCGCATTGCACCGCAATCACGCTCACCAGCGGTGGCGAGGCCGAATGATGCTGCTGCCGCCCAATGCCTCGGATCTGGAGAAGGCGCTGGCCGATGCCGTAGCTTTGCCGGCGGTGGATATGCCGCACCGCCGCATCTGGTCGCCGTGGACCTGTCCGCCAGCGCTGCTGCCCTATCTCGCCTGGACTTTTTCCGTGGATGAGTGGGATCCGGCATGGCCGCTCAGCGTGCGCCGCCAGATCGTGGCGAGCGCGATCGAGGTTCACCGCCGTAAGGGCACGCTCTCCGCCGTGCGGGCCGCCGTCGCCGCGTTCGGCGGCAGTATTTCCATCCGCGAGTGGTGGGAGATGGAGCCGCCTGGCGAGCCCGGCAGCTTCTCGCTGGTACTCGCCCTCGCCGAGATCGACGGCGCGCCGCCGGACGCGGACTTCATCGACGCGACCGTGCGGCAGGTCACCCGCGCCAAGCCGCTCTCTCGACCCTTCGAGTTCACGCTGGCGATCAGCGCGGCCGGCGCAATCGGCCTAGCGGCGCGCGCGCGGCCGCTGCTGAGCGCCCGCCTGGACATGACCGCATAGGAGACGAGCCCCATGGCCCTTACGCTCATCATCACTGATGCCGGCCGTGCCGCCATCGTCAACGCCCAGAACACGGGCACGGCGCCGGTGACGATCACCCAGGCCGGCCTGTCCGAGGAGGTGATCGCGCCCGATGCCGCGGCGACCGCGCTTGCCGGGGAGGTCAAGCGCCTTGCCACCGTCGCCGGCACAATGGTGGCCGATGACATCATCCATGTGACCGTCACGGACGAAAGCAGCGACGCCTATTCGCTGCGCGCCTTCGCGCTCTATCTGGCGGACGGCACGCTCTTTGCCATCTACGGCCAGGCCGAGCCGGTGCTCATCAAGACGGCCGCGACCAACATGCTGCTGCAGCAGGACATCAAGCTGGTCGATATCGCCGCTGCCGACATCACGTTCGGCGATCTCGAATTCGTCAATCCGCCGGCCAGCGAGACGGTGAAGGGTGTGCTGCGGCTTTCCACCCAGGCGCAGGCCGATACCGGCACGAATGACGAAACTGCAGTGACGCCGAAGAAGATGAAGACATCCGTCTTCGCCTGGCTGTCAAGCTTGTTCGCCGACGTGTGGCGCGCCAGCAATGACGGCGCCGGATCGGGTCTCGATGCGGACCTGCTCGATGGGCAGGAGGGCAGCTATTACACCAACATCACCGCCCGCCTGGGCTTCACGCCGCTCGATGCCGCGACCTACACGGCGGCGGACATCAAGGCGAAGCTGCTGACGGTCGATGGCTCGGGCTCCGGCGTCGATGCCGATCTGCTCGATGGGCAGCACGGCAGCTATTATTCGGACCTGGCGAACGCCACGGGGACGCTGCCCAACGCGCGTCTCTCCGGCACTTATGACGGCCTCACGCTCATCGGTACGAGCCGGATACGCCTGACCTCCGCCGGTGACGCCAGCCTCTCGTCGACCAACCATGCCTTCCAGGTTGGCAGCGACAGCGGCGCGAACATCGCCATGGACAATAACGAGATCATGGCCCGGAACGATGGCGCCCCGGCGACCTTGGCCCTCAATCTTGAGGGGGGCAACGTCACCGTCAATGGCGAGAAGACCTGGCACGCTGGCAATGACGGCGCCGGATCGGGGCTCGATGCGGACCTGCTCGATGGGCAGCAGGGCAGCTATTATACCAACATCACCGCCCGCCTGGGCTTCACGCCGCTCGATGCCGCGACCTACACGGCGGCGGACATCAAGGCGAAGCTGCTGACGGTCGATGGCTCGGGCTCCGGCGTCGATGCCGATCTGCTCGATGGGCAGCACGGCAGCGCCTTTCTTCAGGCCGGTTCGCAAGGCGTGGTGCGTGCGGCGGGAGAGCTGGCGCCGGCCAGCGGCAGCATTCTGCGCGGCTTCAACGTAGCGTCAGTCAGCTGGTTCTCGGCGCGTGTCGTGGTGAGCTACTCCACCGCCATTGCCAACCCCGTCCCGGTGATGACCGGCGGCGACGCCGGCAACGGATCGAGTGCGCACAGCGCCTTCTGGGGGTCCGGCTCCTACAGCAATTCCAACGGCTTCGGCGTCAACTTCGGCGTGTCCGGCGGCGGCGGCTCCATCACCAAGCTGACCTTCGTAACCTCGGGAGTATGATGTGACGCAGATCATCTGGATCAACGGCGCCGGCGAAATCGGCATCACGACATTGGTCGAGGCGCAGGACGCCCAGGCAGAGGCGGCCAAGCTGCTGGCGGACGGTGCGATTCCGGCGGGCTTTGCGGTGGATCATGTGCGCCCCACCGTCGATCACTACACCCTGACCGAGCCGGACTTCTTCGCTGCGCTGACGGCCAGCGCCGGCAAAATCGTCGTGGATATGTCCAAGGCGCGCGAGATCTGGCGCGAGCGGATCCGCGCCGCGCGGGCGCCGCTGCTCGCGGCCCTCGATGTCGATTGGCAGCGCGCGGACGAAACCGGCGACGCCGAGAGCAAGCCCGCCATCGCCGCCGCCAAGCAGGCGCTGCGCGATCTCCCCCAGGATCCGGCCATCGAGGCCGCCACCAGCATGGCCGAGCTGCGCGCGTCCTGGCGCGCCGATCTGCTCGGCCAGCTCTGAAAGGACAGCTCCCATGAAAATCACCATCGGCGCCTATGACCCGGCGTCGCGCTCGGTTCCCGTCGCCTTTAAGGATGGCAGCTTCTTGCATGAGCGCCGCGTCAACGCCGTGCTTGATGCGGCCGGCGCTTACGACAAGGCCGCGACCAAGGCCCGCGTCGACGAAGTGGCGCTCGGCGTGGCGGCCAAACGCGCCGCCGGCGTCCTCGATTGCGCCCCGCCCGCCGAAAAACCCGCCGACTTGTGAAGTGCGCCATCACAAGCGCGCGCGCTGGCTGAGCGGCGTCGGGCGGGCGAAAGCTTGGCTCATGAGGCAGGATGACGACATGTCCGGGACGATCGGCGATCTGGCGCGGCTTGGCGTCATCGAGAGCGTCGATCTGTCCGCCGCGACTGTGACGGTCGAGATCGGCGATATTGTCTCGCCGCCTGTGCCCTGGCTTGAGCTGGCCGGCGGCTTTCGCTGCTGGGTGCCGCCCGTCGAGGGCGAGCAGGTGCTGCTGATCTGCCCCGAGGGCGATATCGCGCACGGCCTCGTGCTGCGCGGCATCTACTCCACGGCCTTCCCGGCGCCGGCCAGCGATGGCCGCGCCCGCCTGCTCATGCCGGACGGCACCATCATCGATTATGACCCGGACGGGCACGAGCTGACCATCAACCTCGCCGGCGGCAGGGCGACCATCGTCGCGCCCGAGGGCGTTACCATCACGGGGGATGTCGCGATCACCGGCGCCGTCTCCATCGACGGCGACGCCAGCCTCACCGGCACGCTCACCGCCGATCAGGACGTGCTGGCGGACGGCAAGAGCCTCAAGAGCCACAAGCATAGCGGTGTCGCGGCCGGCACCGGGCAGTCGGGCGCACCGGTATGAGCGGGATGGATCGCCTCACCGGCAAGCACATCGAGGGCGCGGCGCACATCGCGCAGTCGATCCGCGACATCCTGTCGACGCCGATCGGCACACGCACCATGCTGCGCCATTACGGCTCCCGTCTCTTCGAGCTGATCGATGCCCCGCTCAACGCCGTGACGCGTCAGCTCATCGCTGCCGCCAGCGCCGGCGCCATCGCGCGCTGGGAGCCCCGCGTGCGCCTCTCGCGTGTCCAGGTCGGCGCCGGCGGCGCGGACGGTGCGCTCGCCCTCACCATTGAGGCGGTGCGCACGGACCTGCCCGGTCAACCGCCGCTCAATCGCACCATCGCGCTCTAGGAAAGGAATCGGCCATGGCGATCATCCACGGCATCAAGGTCACTGAGGTCAATACCGGCGCGCGAGCGATCCTCGCCGCCTCCACCGCCGTCATCGGTCTCATTGCCATTGCGTCCGACGCGGATGCGGAGGCTTTCCCCGCAGGCGAGCCGGTGCTGGTGACGGACCTCAGCGCCGCCATTGCCAAGGCCGGCGACGAAGGCACGCTGGCGCTCGCGCTCTCGGCCATCGCTGACCAATCCAGCCCCGTTGTCGTGGTGGTGCGCGTGGCGGAGGGAGCCGGTGAGGAGGCCGAAGAGGAGACCGAGGCCAATATTCTCGCCGGCATCGATGCGCTGGTTACGGCCGAGGCCGCGCTGGGCGTGCGCCCGCGCATTCTGGGCGCGCCTGGTCTTGATACGCAGCCGGTCGCCGCCAAGCTTGTGTCGGTGGCGCAGAAGCTGCGCGCCTTCGCCTATGCGGCGGCAATCGGCGAGGATGCACCGGCGGCGATCCTCTATCGTGGCAGCTTTGCCGCGCGTGAGTTGATGCTGCTGTGGTCGGACTTCACCGACTGGCAGGGCAGCGCGGTAGCGCGCGCCATGGGGCTGCGCGCGCGCATCGATCAGGAGACGGGTTGGCACAAGACGCTCTCCAACGTGGCCGTGAACGGAGTCACCGGCATTGCCCCGCTGGTCGATTTCGATCTGCTCGGAGGGGCTTCGACGGCATCGCTCCTCAACGACGCGGGAATCACGACGATCATCCGGCAGAACGGCTTCCGCTTCTGGGGCAACCGCACCTGTTCGGATGAGCCGCTCTTCGCGTTCGAGAGCGTGGCGCGCACCGCGCAGGTGCTGCAGGATGAGATCGCGGCCGGGCTCGTGTGGACCATCGACAAGCCCATCTCCGGCGCGCTGGTCAAGGACATTGTCGGCACGGTCAACGCGCGTTTCCGCGCGCTGCAATCGCAGGGCCGGATCGTCGGCGCGAGTTGCTGGTTCGATCCTGCTGTCAATCCGCCCGAGGCCCTGGCCGCCGGAACGATCAGCATCGACTATGCCTACACAGCCGTTGCGCCGGCCGAGGCCATCCTCCTCAACCAGCGCATCACCGATCGCTTCTACGCCTCCATCGCCGACCAGCTGCGCTGATCGGCGCCGCACAGCGCGCCAGAAAGGACTGACCCATGCCGCTCCCCGTAATCCTCAAGAACATGAATATGTTCCACAACGGTCTCTCGCTCGCCGGCGTCGTGGCGGAAGTCACGCTGCCGCCGCTGGAGCGCAAGATGGAGAACTATCGCGGTGGCGGGATGACCGGCACGATCGCGATCGACATGGGCGAGGCCGACGAGCCGATCACCATCGAATACAAGATGGGCGGCTTTCACGAGGCCGCCTACGAGAATTTCGGCGCCGCCACCCACGACGCGGAGATGATCCGCTGGGTCGGCGCCTTTCAGGATGATGGCACGGGCCAGTACAAGGCGGTGGAGATCACCGCGCGCGGCCGCCACTCCAAGCTTGAGGAAGGCACCCAGAAGCCCGGCGAAAGGGGCGACGGCGGCAAGACCTTCCTCGCCAGCTTCTACCAGCTCACCGTCGACGGGCGCGAGCTGGTCTACATCGACGTGCCCAACATGGTGTTCCGCACCGGCGGGGTGGACCGCAACGCCGAGCTGCGCGCCATCCTCGGCATCTGACCCTCTTCGCCCCGGCGTGCAGATGCGGACGCGCCGGGGCGGGGACTGACCCATCCGCACAGAGGATATCCGCATGTCTGACGCCAATGTCCGGCCAACCAAAACCGTCGATCTGCCGATGGCGATCAAGCGCGGCGAGACCGAAATCGCCACTCTCGTCCTGCGTAAGCCGCACGCTGGCGAGCTGCGGGGCGTGACGCTCTCCAACCTCCTCTCCAGCGACATCGGCTCCATTCTCACTGTGCTGCCCCGGATCAGCGAACCGCCGCTCACCCAGCAGGAGGCGTCGATGCTGGAACCGGAAAATCTCATCGTCGTCGCGGGGGAGATTGTCGGTTTTTTTCTGACGGAGACGGAGAGGGCGGCGCTGGAGCTTCAGGCGACGCCACAGATCTCGATCAACTGATCGCGGACATTGCCGCCGTCTTCCATTGGCCGCTGTCGGAGCTGGCGGCGATGGACGTCTCGGATCTGCTACGCTGGCACGGGCTGGCTGTGAATTGCTGGAAACGGATGAACAGGGGCTGATGCATGTCGGATAAAGCGCTCAGGCTGATCGTCAGCTTCGCCACCAACGACAAGCTGACCGGGCCACTCAAGAACATCGTCGGCCTGGCGCAGAGCGGGCGCGAGCGTTTCGCCGGCATGAAGCGCGAGGTTCGGGATCTGGAGCGCGAGCTGAAGGGCGTCCAGAGGGAAATGGGCACGGCCGGCGCGGATGTCGGCCAGCTCGCGGCCCGGGAGGCGGAACTGCAGCAACAGCTCGCGCGCGCCAACGCGGAAATGGAAAAGCAGGAGCGGCTGCTCAAGCGCCTGGCGTCGGCTGACCAGATGATCGCCCGCGGCGAATCGCTCAAGGGGGCTGGCCAGCACAACATGATGATGGGCGCGGCGATGGCAGCGCCCCTGCTGTTCGCCGGCAAGGCAGCGATGGACTATGAAAAGCGGCTCGCGCTCATTGCCCAGAAGTCCGATCTGTCCGCCACGACAACGGAGAAGTTCGGCCAGCGGATTCTCGCCGTGGCTTCTGACACCGCGCAGAGCAGCGGATCGCTCCTCGATGCCGTCGATTTTCTGGGTGGCAAGGGCGTGTCTGTCGCGAATATCGACGCGATGCTACCTGCGATCGGCAAGTTCGCGACCGCATGGGATGCTGACGTGGTGGATGCGAGCAAGGCGGCCTATGCGGGATTCCTCTCGCTACATGTGCCACTCAAGGAAACCGAGCGCAGCCTGGAAATTATGGCGGCGGCAGGCAATGCCGGCGGCTTCGAGGTCAAGGATATGGCGCAGTATTTCCCGGGCCTGACCGCGAACATGGCCACCTTCGGCGCCAAGGGTGTGGGCGCAGTGGCCGATCTGTCCGCCGCCCTGCAGGTGCTGGAAGCGAAAACCGGTGATGGCGCCGAGGCGGCCACCAACCTCAGCAATCTGCTCACCTTCGCGAAAACCAATCGCGGCATCCAGAATTTCAAGAAGTTCGGGGTGGACATCTCCGCCGCCCTGAAGAAGGCCGAAAAGGAAGGCGCCAGTCCCATCCAGACGTTGATCGACCTCATCAACAAAGCGACGAAGGGCGACACCAGTAAGATCCCGCAGCTCATCAGTGACCAGCAGGCCGGGAAGGGCGCGCTGGCGCTGATCGACAGCGCTAAGCGCTATCAGGAGATCAAGGCCGAAGCACTCGCCGCCGTCGGGTTGACCGAGAAAGAGTTCAACCGGATGAGCGAGACTTCCGCCGCAAATTTCCAGCGAATGCAGACGGCGCTGCAAGGTCTCACCCTGACGGCCGGCACCCACCTGCTGCCGATGCTGACAGACGGGGTCAAATGGATCACGAGCATCGTAAATGCGGTCGCCGCCTGGGCCCGCGCAAACCCCGAAACGGCGAAAACCCTATTACAGATCGTCGCCGCCTTCGCCGCATTTCGGATTGGCTTGGGGGCGTTGCAGTTTGTGTTCGGATCGTCGCTGGTTCTGCTCGGCAACGGGTTCAAGCTGGTGCTCAAACATGGCCCGGCCTTGATGACCGTTCTCGGGGGAGTCCGCACGGCCGCTCTCTTCCTCGCGCGCGGTGTGCTGCAGGCAGGCGCCATGATGCTCGCCAACCCGGTCGTGGCCGCGATCGTGGCGATCGTCGCGGCGCTGGGCGTCGCCGGCTATCTGATCTGGAAGCATTGGGACAAGATCAAGGGGATATTCGCGGCCGGCCTTGCCTTCGTGCGCGGCCTGCCGGGTCAGTTCATGGCGGCCGGCCGGGCAATCATCGACGGGCTCCTGGGCGGCCTGTCCGCGCGCTGGAACGCGCTAAAGGACAAGATCAGCGCCATCGGCAGTAGCGTGTCGAACTGGTTCAAGGATAAGCTCGGGATCCACTCTCCGAGCCGCGTCTTCATGGATTATGGCCGCCATATCGCTGGCGGGCTCGCGCTGGGAATCGCGCAGGCCCAGGCGGCGCCGGCTCAGGCGGCGCAGACCATGGCCGACCGCGTGATGTCCGCTCCGCGCCTCGATGACGCGCCACGTTCTGGCACAGGCGCCGGGCGGCCGGGCGCCGCAATGTCGTTCGGCCCGATCACCTTCAACATCTACGCGCAGCCGGGGCAGAGTGCCCAGGACATCGCGGCCGAGGTTGAGCGCATCCTGCGCGAGCGCGAGGGGCGGGGCAGCGCGTCCCGTCGCAGCGAGTTTCGCGATGATGAGGAGTGAGCGCCCATGATGATGTCGCTGGACAGCTTCCTCTTCGAGATCGGCACGCTGCCCTATCAGCAGCTGCGCCAGAGCTGGACTTGGCGTTATGCCAAGGCGGAGCGATTCGGGGCGCGCGCGGCGGCTCAATATACCGGGCCGGGCGATGAGACGCTGAGCCTGGCCGGCGCGCTCTATCCCGGCGTCGCGGGCTCCTACAGCAGCTTTGATCGCATTCGCGAGTTGGCCGACGCCGGCGAAGCCTATGCGCTGGTGAGCGGGCAGGGGGAAGTGCTGGGCCAGTTCGTCATCACGAGGCTGGAGCGCTCGGCCGATGTATTCCTGGTCGATGGCTTCCCGCGCAAATCGGACTTCACGCTTGAGTTGGAGCGCGTGGCGTGAGCGGTTTCGTGCTGCCGGCGGCGGCTTGGGAAGTGACGCTCGATGGGCGCGACCTGACTGCCGTCATGGATCCGCTGCTGTCTTCGCTCACCATTGCCGAGAAGCGCTCGGAGGCCTGCGATCAGCTCGACATCGTCCTCAATGATCTCGACGGCAAGCTGGTCATTCCGCCAGAGGGCGCTCTGCTACGCGTCCGGATGGGCTGGGCGCGGGGGAGTGGCCTGCCGCTGGGGCTGATCGACATGGGCACGTTCAAGGTGGACGAAGCGGAATTCTCCGGCCCGCCCGACCAGATCACGATCCGCGCGCGCTCGGCCGACTTCACAGATGCCTTTCGCGTGCGCCGCGAGCGGGGCTTCGTCGGCAAGACGGTCAAGGAGATCGTGGGCGCCATCGCGGCCGATAATGGTCTCGCCGCCACCATCGATGCGGCGCTGGGCGCACGGACGATTCCCGCGCTCGGCCATGGCGCCAAGAGTGATGCCGCGCTGCTCGCCGCGCTGGGCCGGCGGTTCGATGCTGTGAGCACGGTCAAGGCCGGCACGCTGATCTTCGCGCCCATAGGCAAGGGCCGCTCGGCCGGCGGTCAAACCCTCCCCACGGTGGAGATTGCGCGCCAGGAGACGAGCGGCCAGATCCGTTACGCCCGCGTCTCGCGCAACGCCTATGACGGCGTCACGGCCGTGTGGCATGATAAGGCCGCCGCCAAGCGGCATACGGTCAAGCACGGCGGCAGCGGAGGAGGGCAGGGGCGCGGAAAGGCCAAGCGCCTGCGCAAGGTCTATGCGAGCGAGGCCGATGCCCGGCAGGCTGCCGAGGCCGAGAGCAGCCGTATGAGCCGCCGCGTCGCCACCGCCAGCATCGCCCTGGCGCTCGGCCGGCCCGACATCTTCCCGGAGATCCCGGTCACATTGAGCGGGTTCAAGGAGGAAATCGACGGCCGGCGCTGGATCGTCGAGAGCGTGCGCCACAGCATGGATGGGCGGGAGCGCTCAGGACGGATCTGGAGCTGGAAGCGCTGGCTTAGCTGAGCGCCTGCCGCAGCAGATCATTCACCCGGCTTTGCCAGCCCCGGCCGGACGCGCGCAGGCGGTCCACCAGATCGGCATCGAGGCGAATGGAGACCGCCTTCTTGGTGGGCGCCTTCTGCGCGCCGCGCGCCTTCTTCATGGCGTTCGCCAGCTCTGGATAGGCCGAGAGCGGCTTGGCCTTGGCAAAATCCGCTTCGGTCCATTCCGGGTTGTCATGGTCGAACTTGACCGGCTTGTCAGACATGACGCCTGATCTCCTTTGCATGTGCCCGGCGCAGGCTGATGACGCGAAAGACTGTGGCGCGGATCGTCACTGCGGCGCAGTGCCAGATGCCGTCAATCTCGCCATAGATGCGCAGGCGGGGTTCATCGAACCGATCATCCTCAACGATGCCGGCCACGTCCATGTCCACGAAGCGGGCGAGGGAAATGCCGTGCTTCTCGATGTTGGTGGCGTCCTTCGCCGGATCAAATTCGATATCCATGCTGATTGTATATACAATCTAACCCCGCCATGCAAGGGCTAATCGTATATACAAATAGGCGACCGGTCCTTAGCACCATGGCTCCCGCCGCCCCGACCAGCTCCGTGCAAGCCCCTCGCTCACCAGCACATCCCCCAGCGAGCGCCCATCGCGCACCAACACCCGCAGCTTCCTGCCGTAGCGATCCGTGTCGCGATTGCCCACGATGCGCGCTTCGAATGGTCCAGCATTCACCAACTCATGCAAGCGTCTGGTCGCGCGCTCGCCCAGTTCGGCCTCACGCGAGCAGCGCGGCGGGTGGGTCTCTGGCGCGTCGATATCGGCGATGCGGATCTTCTCGCCCTCCATCCAGATCGTATCACCGTCGACCACGCAGTTCGTGCCGCCGCCGGTGTGACAAACGCTGAAGCGCACCAATGGGGCCGTGGCCGGCGCCGGTTGCGCGCTTGCTGACCGCCGTTCGATAGTTGACCAGAGGGATCCTCCGGCCAGACCAAGGGCGACAGCTGCGCCGATAACGGTAATTGGGGATGGAGACATGGTCTGTTCCTGGGTAGCGTGGACATATTCGTTGACCAGTTGAACGTCTGCTTCTGAGGATTTTTCACACTAAAGCTGACCGTCAGAACACGACGACCTAGCTGCCATCGCCTGTGTAGCGGTTGGCGTCAGAATCAGATGGCTTTGGTCGGGATGCGCCAACCGTTGTCGGGATGCGCCAACCGTTATAGTCGTCCGGCACCAGCCATCCACCCGTTGACGGGGTCGACCCCTTTGAGGCCGATGCACCGATCTCGCCGTCTACGTACGCATCTAGCTCGTCGAGTTCGGCGAATACATCCGCCTGATAGCGGATGAAGTATGAGCCGTCGGGTTTCGTGTAGCGGTACTCAAAGCTGTCGTGCTGGTCGTTAAGGTAGTCCACCAGCTTCGTGACGGTCGGTAAAGTGAAGCCATCAGCTTCACTGAGCTCAAGCAGCTTCTTTAGGTTGTGCCTCACGCCGCGACGACGAAGTTCAGCCTCGGCGTGTCCGGTATGTGTCAGATAGGCTTTCAGGTACAGCTCTACGGCGAAGCCGAGCAGCATGTGATACGAAAGGATAAACGTCGTATCATTTGGTACTCGGAAGCGACCAGCGCTCACCACGATCAGATAGGCCGACTGAACATATCCTTTCGCAGTGCTATAAGCGCGGATGGCGGCTGACATCTTCTCACCCCAATTCTCTAAAGTGGAATGCGCTTCAAGGACGGCCGTCAAGCTCAACCTAGGCCGAGAAGCCGGTCTGCCAATGTCCGCTTCACACCCCTTTTCAGCCAGCCGGCTCGATTGTCAGCCCGTAAGAGCAGACCATCATCGCCGCAGGATTTTGTCCACGTGGCCGAGGCCGGTTAAGCCGCCATCCGCTTTAGCTCTGATACTACTACTTCAGCCCACTCGATTTCTTCGGCAGTGTACCGTCCATCGGCATCGATTACAGCGGAGACACCTTCGAGGATTAAACGAGCCAGCTGTGATGATTGAGGGTGGAGTTGGACTTTGCGCAGCGCTGCGATGAAATCTTCCCCGTCAGGTGCGAGCCTGGCGACGTTGCGCGCGGCTGTTTCCAGTGTGTTGTCGTCTCCACCGAAGCGGAGGACATAGCGTTCCATCGTATCGGTCACACCCTGCACTTCCAGCGGGTGATAATAGCCATCGCATTTTGCCATGAACACAAGGATCCGGCCAATGTCGGCCAAAGACTTATCGATGACATTAAGCGCTCCTCGAAGGCGCAGATTTTCGAAATGCGCCAAGGGGTCGAGTATCTCGCCCGTTTGCAGGCAGACGAGTTCCTGAATGCGGTCGACTCGGAAGCGCTTATGCGCCTTCCTCTCGCAGCACCATGCACCGATGGTTTCCGCTCGTCCGAATCCTTCGATCCGCCGACATACGATGCGGCGCTGGCTCTCCTGACCTTGAGCATTGACGTACCGGATATAACCCGACCAACTGGCGCTATGATCGCGCGTGGCTGGGGCAGAAGGTGCTTCGGCGTCGTCGACCCAAGGCTTGCACCAGCCCGGGAGCGGCGGACGGACTGATCTATCCCCAACAGTCTGGGCGATCCTCACGAAAACGGACATGATACCCCCTCACATTTTCCTCACAATTCCAACCACGCGCCCCAGCACATGCATTTCCCCGTCATGCGCCACGTCCGGCGGCACGGTCGGGTTGTCCGAGAGGATTTTCACCGATCCATCCGGCATGGGGCGAAGACGTTTCACCATGCCGCTGTTGCCGAAAGCCACCGCCCAGATCTTATCTGAGACGCGCAGCGACCGTTCCGATGTGTCGATCAGGAGCAGGTCGCTATCGAGGATCGTCGGCGACATCGAGTCGCCGATCCCTTGGGCGAAATAGAGATGTTCCGGTGAAGCGCGGGTATACTGCCGCACCCATGCGCGGGAGAAATGGCGCATTGCGGTTGTGACCGGTACGTCGAGATCAGTGGCGCCCATGCCAAACTTGAGGTCGATCTCGCGAACTTCGACAAGATCGAGCTGTTCTTTCAGAACGGCAGGACTTGGGGGTGGGATAGCGCCCTCGGTCGGATCGTCTGTTTCGCACAAGAGATAGGCGGGCGTGGTGCCAAGCTCCCGCGCGATAACGTGCAGATAGGCACTGCCACGGGAATCACCACTCAGAAGCTTGAATATCGTTGGCTGCTTCAGCCCTACGCGGCGGGCCAATTCAGCCTGAGACATATCGAGTGCCTCCATCCGGGTGCGGAGTCGCTCTGCGAGAGTCATACACACGTCGCTATAGCCACGGCTATTTTAGGCAATGAACGTATCGCTATTGACAATGCAATAGCCAAAGCTATTGGTCTCGATATGGATACGAAACTGACCCCTTTCGAAGCATTGCAGGAAGCGACGGCTCTTGCCGGCGGGCAATCTGCGATCGCGCGCATTTGTGGGGTGAGGCAGCCTAGTGTGTGGAAATGGCTTCAATCCTCGAAGCGTCTTCCCGCCGAACACGTGCTCAAGGTCGAAGCTGAGACGGGGGTATCGCGCCACTTGCTGCGCCCCGATATCTATCCCTTCGATCATATTGCCTCCTACCCCCGAGCCGTCTCTTTGTCGGGCGACGGCCGGGATCGCCAGTCCAATCGGAAGCCCGTTTTTGACCAGGCAGGAGCGCCGCGATGACGAAGCTCCGCCAGCCCGTCACGTTCTCCGATGCGCTCACCGATATAGCGCGCGTGATCGGGTGGGATGTCTGTGCCCAGATCCTGGGCGTCTCTGAGAATTGGGTGCGAAAGCTCTCGGACCCTGACGCCGAGCGCGAGATTTCGCTGCAGAGCGCCCGGCGCCTGGACGCGGCCTATGTCCGCGCCGGCGGCGAGGGCGCACCTTTCCACGATTGCTATGCGCTGCAGCTCCAACTCACCGCCGGCCTGCACAGCCGCTGCTCGGCCGACATGATCCAGGCCGTGGGCAAAGCGGTCAAAGAAAATGGTGAAGCCGTCTCGGCCGCGCTCCACGCGGTCGAGCACGGCACTCCTGGCGCGCGACGTGAGGCCGTCCGCGAAGTCCAGGAAAGCATCCAGGCCATGACGGCGCTGCTCGCGAGGTTGGGCGCGCCGGAGTTTTTCGACGGGGGTAGAAGCGATGAAGACGGCCGGAGCGGTTAAGGCGGCGGAGGCGTCCGCGTCCCACATGCAGACGCCGGAAGCGGCCGAGCATCGCAGGCAGTTGAAGCGCATGCCCGTCGTGCACTGCCCGGCCTGTGATTCCCGCGCCTATGTGCGCACGTCAGAGGAGATCAGCCCGAGGCTGCGGATCCTCTATTATTACTGCTCGCGCTACGAATGCTCGATGCGTTGGAGCGCGACGCTGGAAGTGCTCGATGTGCTCGCGCCGTCGGGCATCAACCCTGATTTCCGGCCGGCCAACCTGAAGGTGGGCAAGCCGCCCGGCCATGAGTTCGGGCAGACGGCGCCCGCGCCGCTGCTCGATTTCATTGCGGCGATGATGCCGCCCACCTGACGGCCAGAAGGCCACTCTCCACCCATCCGCACAACGATCCGGCCCGGCGACCCTGTTCGCCGGATCAGGACAGCTTTGTCCGAAAGGAATGCCGCAAATGTTCGGTCATGCCAGTTCAAGACAGAAGCCGCGCCGGCAGTTCGCCGACTGCACTTGCGAGAAGTGCCGCGCCATGCGGCGCGAATATATGCCCACGCCCGGCCAGGCGCTGCTCTTCGTGGCTGTCGCGCTGCCGATGATGTGGGGGCTGGTCGCCGGTGCCTTCTGCCTGGCGGCGCAGTGATGCCCGCCGCGTCGTACAGCTTCGTGTGCTGCGATTGCGCGCGGCAGGAAAACCGCCCTACGGCCGATCTGCCCGAGGATTGGACCATCGTGGAGCACAAGGGGTTCGAGGGCTTCCCGGTCACACGCTGCCCGGATTGCGCAACCTTCGCTCCCTCGTTCGATAGCGCCGGCATCGCGGCGGAAACGCCCGACGATCTGCCGGACATGTTTGCCATGCACCCGGCGTTTCTGTTCCCCGAAGGCCATTCGGAACTCACCACCGATGACCATTGGGTGACCGTCTTCCTGATGAGGACGGCGGAGGCCGGCTACAAGCTCTGCCTCCAGTTCGATCGGCGGGCCTACGCGGCCGATCTCAATGCGTTCCTCCTCTCGGCCGACGATGCCGAGCGGGTGGGGAAACTGCTGCTGAAACAGGCCGAGCTGGCCCGCAGCCCCGGCACCTTGGGAGCGGCGGCATGATATTCGTCAGCGTCATCCTCGTGTCCGCCCGTACCGGCGAGACCACCGAACTGGCCCGCATGGCCCTCTGCAACGAGGGCGGCACGGAACAGGTCGGCCACTATCGCGCCGAGACCTATCACGGCCGCTCGACCGAGAAGCTGAACCGCCGGCAGGTCCAACGCTCCGCCAAGGTGCTCGGCCATCGCCGCCAGGCGCTCCACGTCTGGCACCTGGTCCAAAAGGCACTCACCGCCATGGGTTACGGAGAGCGATGATGGCACCGCACCGTCGCACCTCGCCACGCATGCGCTCGGCGGATCTGGAGGAGGCCGTCATGGCCCGCTTCGATCAGGGCATGCACCCGCAGGACATCGCCGCAGAACTCGGCTTCTCGGTCCGATCCGTCGAATGCGTCATCGGCTACATGTGCATCAGCCGCGCCGACGTCGCCCAGGCTCCCGTCGCCATCGCACGCTCATCCGCCGCGCTCCTGGCCGCGATCGCGCGGGCCCATCCCGAAAGGATCTGCGCATGAGGCTCCCGCCAGACGCCCTCTTCATCGACGGCTTTGCCGGCGGCGGGGGTGCCAGTACCGGCATCGCCCAGGCCATCGGCCGGAACGTCGATATCGCTGTCAATCACAACGCCAGCGCGATCGCGATCCACAAGGCAAACCATCCGGATACGCAGCATTATTGCTGCGACATCCGCACGCCTTTCCTGCCGCGCACGGCCACGCGGATGCGGCCGGTTGCCGGCGCCTGGTTCTCGCCGGACTGCAAGGAGTATTCCAAGGCGAAGGGCGGCCCGGTGAAGGACCGGCATATCCGGGCGCTCTCGAACGAGGTGACGGTCTGGCTCAAGGAGACGATGCCCCTCGTCTTTTACCTCGAAAATGTCGAGGAGTACGAATATGCGGCGCCGCTGGATGAAAACGGCGTTCCGGTCAAAGAGTTGGCCGGTCAGGATTTCAAGCGCCTCAAGCGCACATGGCAGCGCCTAGGCTATCGCATCGAGCACCGGAAGCTCAAGGCGTGCGACTATGGCGCGCCCACGAGCCGCCGGCGGCTCTATGTGATTGGCCGGCGCGATGGCCTACCCATCGTCTGGCCGAAACCGACGCACGGGCCGCGTGATTCCGCTGCGGTGCAGGCCGGCGAGCTGCTGCCCTACCGAACAGCGGCTGAGTGCATCGACTGGTCGATCCCGTGCCCGTCGATCTTCGACCGTGCGCGGCCGCTCAAGGATGCCACCATGCGGAGGATCGCCCATGGCGTAATGCGCTATGTGGTCAATGCGGCCGAGCCGTACATCGTGCCGGTGACGCACAGCCAGAATTCGCCGCGCGTGCATCCGACCAGTGAGCCGCTTCGCACGATCACGACAGCGAACGGGGGCGAGTTCGCCCTGTCCGATGTGACGCTCGCGCCGCACATCACCAAGTTCCACAGCAACAGTGTTGGGTCTCCGATGGACAAGGAGATGCCCACCGTCACGGCCAACGGGCAGCCTAAGCGCCCGGCCGGTGCGATGCCGCTCGGGTTGGTAAGCGCAGAGCTGGCATATCTCGATCGGCAGTTTGGGAACTCGCTCGGCGCGCCCGTCGATGAGCCTGCACCGGCGACAACCGCAGGTGGCGGAGGTAAGACGGCGGCTGTCACAGCCTTCCTTTCGAGCTTTTACACGAGCAATACTAACGGCGGACGCGGTAAACCGGACCTGCCGCTGAAAACGGCATGCGCGGGCGGCCAGCACCATGCCGTGGTCTGCGCCCACATCGAGCAGGCCAACGGCGGCCCGCGCAACGTCAACGCCGCCGGCAGCGATGCCCGACGGCCGCTCTCCACCGTCACCACGACTGGCTCACAACAGCGCGTCGTCGAAACCACCATGATCGAAGAGGACGCGCTGCCGCCCGACATGATGGAGCGAGCCGTCAAGGTCGCCGCCTTCCTGGTGAAATATTACGGCACCAACGGCGAAAATGAGACGGCGCAGAGCCAGGCTGTAGACCGTCCGCTGGACGCCATCACGACCAAGGCGCGCTTCGCCGTCGTTACGGTCACCATTGACGCTGTGACCTATGTCATCGTCGATATCGGCCTGCGCATGCTCAAGCCGCGCGAACTGGCGCGCGCACAGGGCTTCCCAGACGACTACGTGCTCGATCCGATCGTTCCCAAGATCGTGCGGGGCAAGCTCGTCCATAAGCCGCTCACCATCGCCGAGCAGATCAGCGCCATCGGCAACAGCGTCTGCCCACCCGTCGCGCGCGCGCTGGTGACCGCCAATCAGCCAGGAATCGCGGAGCGGAGGCTAGCCGCATGAATACGATGCGTCTGACCCTCACAGATCATACCGCTCTGACGCTGCTCGCGGCCCGCGAGAGTGCCTACACAAATGAGATCGCAAGAGCTTGCGGCTTGTGCGTCGGCAGGCGCTGCCGCCCACAGGTACGCAATATGCTCCGCCGGCTCGAGCGCTGGGGTTACGCGACGCGAAGCGAAACGCGGCCTGGCTGCTACACCTATTGGACGATCACCCAGGCCGGCCGAAAGGCGGTGCACCCGTGAGCGCCGAACTCACCACCGGCGTTGCGCCGGCCAAAAAAGGCGAGAAAAAGCTTCGCCACCCTTGGGATTGGTACGTCGAGGAGGAATGGGTCACCGAGCGCATTCTGGACTTCGCGCCGATCGACCGCGAGGTGACGGTGCTGGATCCGTGCTGCGGGCAGGGCAACATGGTCCGCGCACTGCGCGGCCGGCGCATGGAGGCCTTCGGCACCGATCTGTTCGATCGCGGGGCGCCGCACTTCCTCGGTACGCATGATTTTATCGGCGGGCAGCGCTCCCTTCTGGAAGCGGCGGGCCCGCTCTCGATCTTTTTCAATCCGCCATTTTCCTATCAGGATGGCGCGCAGGTCGAGGCGCTCGCCGAGCGCTTCGTGCGCCGCGCGCTGGAGATCGCCACGCACCAGGTCGCCGCTCTGCTGCCGCTCAAGTGGCTGAGCAGTCAGGGCCGCTACGCGCTCTTTTCCCAGCATTGCCCCGCCGGCGTGTGGGTCATGTGCGAACGGCCCTCGATGCCGCCCGGCGACGTCATCGCCGAGTTGGGCGAGGATGCCTACCGGCGCGGCAAGGTCGATTACATGTGGGTGCTCTGGGACAAGCGGCGCCTGCCGCTCCTGGATGAAGCCGGCCAGCCCTTTGCGCCCACCTACTGGATCCCGCCGCGCGAGAAAGCGGCGTCCCACCAAGATCTTCTCACACCACTGGAGATGGCAGCATGAATCGTGAGCCCATCCAACGTGAACCTGCCACCCGCCTGCGCGATAGCGACGGCCGGTTCGTCTCCGAGCACCGCCTGCGCGTGCTTGCGACCGCCCGTGCGCTGCGCGCCGGCTTGCCCAACCGCCAATGGAGAACGGAACTATGAGCGAACCCAACATCGCCGCCGATCAGCTGCGCCTGCTGATCGAGCGCATCGAGCGGCTTGAGGAGGAAAAGAAGGGCGGCGCTGACGATATTCGGGATGTCTACGCCGAGGCCAAGGCCACCGGCTACGACGTCAAGACGATGCGCGCCGTCATCCGCCTGCGCAAGATGGAGAGCCACGACCGCCAGGAAGCCGAGGCGCTGCTTGCAACCTATATGGCCGCGCTCGGCATGGAAGACATGTTCGCTGGCCACGACGGCCGCCGCGCCGAAAAGGCCGGGGAGAGCGCCAATGGCTGAGCGCCTCCTCACGATCGATCAGGTTCGCGAGCGCGTGCCTAAGTCGATGCGCACGATCTACCGCTGGATGAGCCAGGGCACGTTCCCCCGCAACATCCAGATCGGGCCCAACAGCGTCGTATGGCGCGAATCGGACATCGACAAGTGGCTTGCCGAGCGGATGGCGACCGCCGCCTAGGCGGGGTCATCCACGGGGTCATCGACAAATCCATCAGTTCGAGAAAAGCTATGTTTTACGCCGATAACGGAAATCAGTTCGAATTCAGCCCCTTCCACCATTCCCCTACAGACTGGACTTTTAATGCCTCTTTCGGGGCATCGGTTCATCGCGTGGTTAACGCCTTGCTAACCAAGTCCTGCGATTCCCGCTGACACAGCACAAAATAAGGGATCGCAACATGAACACCGGATCGACTCCGTCTCCATCCCGCGCGTCCTGGGTCGTGGGCCCCATGGGTCAGGCCCTCTCGCTCAAAGATCTGCCTTCGCCGAACAGCCCCTGGACACCGCGCCGCAAGGCTGAGGTCGTCGCAGCCGTCACCGGCGGCCTGCTCACGGTTGACGAGGCGCTCGAGCGCTACAATCTGTCGGTCGAGGAATTCGCCGGCTGGCAACGCGCGGTCGACCGGCATGGCGTGCCGGGCTTGCGTCAGACTCGCATCCAGCACTACCGCCATCTCCAGGAGCGTTCCCAGCGCTTCGGCTGGGCGGCCTGAGCCGCGCTCCGTCTGAGTCCCCATTCGGGAAAGCGGCACGGCCCGCGCGCCCAACACGATGGCCTGACACATCATGGGCGGCCGGAGGGTGCGCGGGCCAGTGCGAGCCCGCTTCAGCCCTGCCGACCTCGTCCGCTAATCCTTCACTAGGGCGCGCAGCGTCTCGATTCGGTCCGCCTCATGAGCCGGTTTGTCGGCACGGATGCGGTGGATGCGCGGGAAGCGCATGGCGAGACCGGACTTGTGGCGCTTGCTTTCATGCACCGAATCGAAGGCAATCTCGAAGACGAGGCTCTTGTCCGTCTCGCGCACCGGGCCGAAGCGATTGACGGTGTGGCGGCGCACATGGCTGTCCAGCCATTTGAGTTCTTCGTCGGTGAAACCGAAATAGGCCTTGCCGACGGGCAGCAGCTCCGCGCCCTGGTCCGGATCGCCATCCCAGCAGCCGAAGGTGAAATCGGAATAGAAGGAAGAGCGCTTGCCGCTGCCGCGTTGCGCATACATGAGCACGCAGTCCACGAGTAGCGGATCGCGCTTCCACTTGTACCACAAGCCAGTCCGGCGGCCCGGCACATAGGGGCTATCGCGCCGCTTGAGCATAACGCCTTCGATGGCATCGTCGCGGGCGCGCTCTCGGATTGCCGCCAGTTCGTCGAGGCTGGCGGCGGGGATGATCTGCGAGAGATCGAAGCGCACCGGATCGAGCCGGGGTACAAACGCTTCCAGCACCGCGCGGCGCTGCTCCCAGCTTAACGGGCGCAGATCCTCCTCTTCCAGGAGGAGCAGGTCATAGAGCCGCACGAAAGCGGGATAATCCGCGAGCATGGCTTTTGAGACCGTCTTGCGGCCGAGGCGCTGCTGAAGCGCGTTGAAGCTCGCTGCCCCCCCTTGCGCATCGTCCCGCTGGCCGCCCTGATGGCTGCCGCGCACCAGCAGTTCGCCATCCAGCACGGCGGGGATGTCCATGGCCGCCACGATTTCCGGGAACGTGCCGGAGATGTCGTCACCCGAGCGCGAATAGAGCCGCGTCTCGCCGCCGGCGTGGACGATCTGCACGCGGATGCCGTCCCATTTCCACTCGGCGGCATAGTCCGCCATGTCGACCTGCGTCTCCTCCAGCGGATGGGCGAGCATGAACGGGCGGAAGAGCGGCAGGTCCTGCGCATGAGGCGGCTCCGCGCCATTGGCGGCCCAGTCGAACAACGCGCGATAAGGCGGGGTTTGCCCGTGCCAATATTCCTCCACATCGTCGATGCTCACTGCGAAGGCCCGCGCGAAGGCCAGCTTGGCGAGCCGGGCGGAAATACCGATGCGCATGGCCCCTGTGGCGAGCTTGAGCAGCGCAAAGCGGCCCGGCGCGTCGAGCCGGTTGAGCAGGGCCGCGAGGTTACTCAGGACACTGAGGCGAGTCATGCGCAGTAGCGCATCCACTGCCTCGCTCACCGAGGGCGGATCCTTAGCCGCAGTGCTGTCCGGCCAGAGCAGGCTCGCCGTCTCGGCGGTATCGCCCACATAATCGCGCGAGAGCTGAAAAAGCACGGGGTCCACCCGCTCCATCAGCAAATTGCGCACCGTCGATCCCTTGACGGCGGGAAAGTCCAACCCATCGGTCAGCGCCGCCAAGGCCCAGCCGCGGTCCGGATCCGGCGTTTCGCGCAGATAGGTGGCGATCAGCGCGAGCTTGCCGTTGCGACTGCGCGTATAGGTGAGCGCATCGACGAGGGCGGCGAAGCGCTCCAT